TGTACCCGTCATTAGTTGTTGCATCGGAGCTTTTCGGGCTGGCGCAGGCAGCGACGATTCTAGGTGATATGGCCGCAGTCTACTTCGTTTCCGTTGCGGGTATACTTGCAGCCTTCTTTGGCGCTCAAGCGTGGTCAAACAGGAAATAGATATGAGTATCGTTGCATCGTTAGTAGGGCCAGTTACAGGGCTGTTGGACAAGTTCATAGAGGACAAGGATCAAAAGAACGCCTTGGCCCATGAGATTGCCACTATGTCTGAAAAGCACTCGCATGAGGCGCTCAAAGGCCAGCTAGAAATCAACAAGATGGAAGCCGCACATAAGTCGTTATTTGTAGCGGGATGGCGACCTGCTATCGGCTGGATCTGCGCTCTTGGCCTGCTGTACAACACCATTATTGCCAACATAATTAGTATCTGGGTAGATGTGCCAGAAGTAGATACAACGCTGCTTGTGCCCGTTATGATGGGAATGTTGGGTCTGGGCGCTATGCGTTCCTACGAGAAGGTTAACTCCGTCGCACGGGAGAAGTAATGGGCGATTTAGTTGAGATGGTAAAACGCCATGAGGGCGTCAAGTCCAAGGTGTATTTGTGTACTGCGGGTTTTGAAACCATAGGCGTAGGCCGAAACATCTCAGAGTCTGGCTTGGGTCTATCTCCCGATGAGATTGACTACTTACTACATAACGACTTAGAGCGTTGCCATCAAGAACTGCAAGATGCGTACTACTGGTACGGCGGGCTGAATAAAGCTAGACGTGACGCAATGGTCGATATGTGCTTCAATCTAGGCATCACGCGGCTGCGCGGATTTGTTAAGGCTCTGGAAGCTATGTCTCGGGAGCAGTTTGACATCGCCGCTGATGAGTTTATGGATAGCCGTTGGGCTAAACAAGTCGGCAACCGTGCTGTAGAGGTGACTGAGATGATTCGTACAGGCGAATATAGATAATGCCATTACGTAAGCTGCTATTCCGCCCCGGAGTCAACCGCGAGACTACTCGTTATGCGGCTGAAGAGGGTTGGTTCGACTGCGATAAAGTCAGATTTCGTGGGGGTTTACCGGAAAAAATTGGCGGTTGGCAGGTTATATCCCTCAACACCTTTCTTGGCGTTTGTAGATCATTATTCGGTTGGGTTACGCTAAACAACCAGAACCTGTTAGGTGTAGGTACCAATCTAAAGTTTTACATTGAAAAAGGTGGCGCGTACTTTGATGTAACTCCCGAACGCACTCCATCTGGTGTGTCACTTACTAACCCTTTCACGACTGTTAGTGGATCTAGCACGGTAACTGTAACCGATGCGGCTCTTGGGTATATAAATGGCGATTTTGTTACGTTTAGTGGCGCATCTGCTGTAGGAGGGCTTACATTAAACGGTGAGTTCCAGCTAACGTATGCTACTGGCAACAGCTACACCATTGAAGCATCAGGAGCAGCTTCATCATCTGCTACTGGTGGCGGCTCCGTAACAGCAAAATACCAAGTAAACGTCGGCCCTGAGACTGAAGTACCGCTGTCGGGTTGGGGCGCTGGTGGTTGGAATGAAGGTGCTTGGGGTGAAGGTGCTGTATCTTCAGATGCTCTTCGTCTTTGGAGCCAATCTAACTTTGGAGAAGACTTAGTATTTGGCCCTCGTGGGGGCAGAGTATATTTCTGGGATGCGTCTCCTACTGACGCATTGACAACCCCTGCGGTAGATCTTTCCACCAGACTTGGGGCGTCCAATGTCCCCGTTATACAAAATTTCATCCTAGTATCTGACGTGAGCCGATTTGTGTTCTGTTTTGGCACTAACACGTTAGGTACAACCGCTTTAGATCCGATGTTAATTCGGTGGTCAGACCAAGAAGACGCGCTAAACTGGACACCTGCTGCAACTAACCAAGCTGGTGATATACGGCTGTCTAATGGGTCTGGGATCGTAACAGCTATACAATCTCGCCAAGAAATACTGGTATGGACTGACTCCGCCCTGTACGCGATGCAGTACGTAGGGGGTACCATAGTTTGGGGCACGCAGTTACTTGGCTCTAATATCTCAATAGCGTCTACCCGTGCGGTAGCATATTCTGATGGCGTCTCTTATTGGATGGGTAGAGATTCTTTCTACCGTTACGATGGTGGCGTCAGCGTACTGCGATGTGATCTAAAACGGCACGTTTTTAACGACTTCAACTCTGAACAAGCCCAGCAGGCTTTTGCTGCAACAAACGAAGGTTTTGGCGAAATTTGGTGGTTCTATTGCTCCGCTAACTCCACGACTGTAGATAAGTATGTGGTCTACAACCACGAACAGGACATCTGGTACTTCGGCACTATGGCCCGCAGTGCATGGATTGATTCGGGGTTACGCGAGTACCCTATGGCCACAACTTATACAAACAGGGTGGTCAACCACGAGCAGGGTGTAGACAGCAATGAGGCCGGTGCTGACGAAGCCATAGATGCCTACATAACGTCCGCTGAGTTTGATATAGACGACGGCGATAGGTTCTCGTTTATACAAAGAGTGCTGCCTGATGTGACTTTTGATGGGTCTACTGCCGAAAGCCCTAATGTGACTATGGAGTTGCTACCTCTACAGTCATCTGGTTCTGGGTATAATAACCCGTTGTCAGAGGGCGGAACTAACAGTGCAGCGGTAACTCGTTCTGCTGTTGTACCTATTGAGGCGTATACGTCACAGATTAACACTCGCGTACGCGGTAGACAGTTATCCATAAAAGTACAGTCTGGTGATGTAGGTGTAGCTTGGCAGTTGGGTACGCCACGTATAGATATACGTCCTGATGGTAGGCGGTAATGGCTGCCGACATAGATTTTGTAGCCCCCAGACTACCGACACCCCCACAGGGGTATGACCAACAGGCGTTCGAGCAGTTTAACAACGTACTGCGTATATACTTTAACCAGTTAGACCAAGCACTGAGAGACGCTATGGCAGCCCAAGAACCGTATGAGTTACAAGTATCTAAAGGCCAAGTTACCGGTGCCTCTTCTTTGTATAAGTTTGGGTACAATCCAGACATAAATGGTACTGAGGAAACAGTATGGTCACAGGGGGGTGACGTAGTATGGCCTGCCGCAGCGTTTACGGCGTTTATCAGCAGTTCCAGCACCGCAGACACTAGCGCAGGTACAGGTGCACAGACTGTTACTGTAGAAGGCTTAGACGAAAATTATGCTGTTCAGAGTGTTACTGTAAGTATGAACGGGCAGGCTCAAGTGCAGATTGGTGACGCTTCTGGCTGGATACGCATTAATCGCGCTTTTGTTGCTACTGCGGGGTCAGGGGGCACTGCTGCGGGTACTGTCTATATCGCAGCTACTGGAGTGTCTTCTGGGGTACCTACAGGTACTATTTATGCGAGCATAACCGATGGTAACCAGACGCAGATGGCGGTTTATACCGTGCCCGCCTCTCATACGTTATACCTAGATGACCTTATATTTACCGCTGCTATATCACAGGCTAATAACTACGCTACCGTCAAACTCAATACTAGAGACTTTGGGTCGAATGTATTTAGGACTAAGTTTATCAATGTATTGCAGAGCAATGAGCTAATCATAGATTTTGAGTTTCCTCTGGCTATACCAGAAAAGACGGATATAGAGTGCCGCGCTGTAACTAGCAATACCAACAACCAAATCGGCGCGTCGTTCCAAGGCGTCTTGATAGCGAATTAGGTGCAGCAATGATAGGCAGTTTTGGTGGTTTTAGTGGTATGGGGTTAGGGGCACTTAGTGGGCTAGGTGGGTTTGCTCCTACCCCTGCACAGATACAGGAACGCCTGAAAGCCTCTGGTATACAGGGTTATGGCCTTCCTAGCCCTCCTACGTTTACACCCCCTGCACCTGTCGTAGCACCTAGACCTGCTCCTGCGTTTACACCTCCTTCACCTAGGCCTGCACCTGTCGTAGCACCTAGACCTGCTCCTGTAGCACCTCCACCTGTCGTAGCACCTAGACCCGCACCTGCTCCTGCCCCTGTAGCTCCTGCCCCCGTAGCACCCAGACCTGTCTCTAACGTTATGTCCGCAACACCGGGGCAAATATCTTTACCTGCTAATTTCTCCATCCCAAACATATCTGATCTACAGAACAACCCATATCTAAAGAAGAAGCGGGAAGAGCAAGCTGCTAAGGACGCAAAATTAGCTAGGTTGAAAGCAGAGGTAGATGCACGTAACAGAGCAGGAGCTAAAGCTAATGAGGAAAAGGCAGCGAAGCTACCCGGCGCGAACATATCTGCTTACTACGATGCTTTACGTGCCGGTGAAGACCCCAGCAAGTTCGCTGATGTCTTGCAGAAATCTCTGGCGGAACAAGATTACGTTTCCACTGGTATGGAGATGGCTGAAGCAGGTGCTTACGGCCCTGTAGAAGATAAGTATATTGTACCCGGAGGACTAACTACAGAGGGTCTAGGCGAGTTTAAGTTTGATAAAACGTTAAAGGACTTTGAGGGATATGACTTTGACTACGGCAAAATCTCTGACAAGAACCTAAAGAAGTTCCAAGAAGAACTTATGCCCGTCATGGCCCCAGCGGTAGCGCAAGCACAGTTAGAGGGTAAGAGTTATCAGAATGCACTTATCCAAGCCTATGAACGCTCGCCTGAAGTACAAGAGATATATGCCAAATATGACATAGCTCCACAGCGCATAAGCAGAAAGTACGGCTCTGAGTACCTGTACGATCCTTTTACATTCTCAGAAATACAAACTGTAGATCGTAGTCCGGGCGTCAGTGATTATGTAAAGGCAGTCGGTTTAGCCATAGGCACCGCTGCATTAGGTGGCGCTCTTGTAGCCCCCGGCGCTTCTCCACTGAGTGCGGCAGCAACTAAAGGGCTAACATCTGCTGGTGTAACCGCTGCTACAGGCGGCGATCCCAGTGACATCCTCAAGTCTGGACTACTAGGGGGTGTTGGAGGCTACGCTGAAGGACTCAGCAATACGGCAAAAACTGCCGAAACTGCTGCAAAGGGGGCAAAAGCGGGCAGTGAGTTAGCAAAAGCTGCGGAACTAGCCAGAAAAACCTCGGACACGTTTAATACCGTAGTAAAGACAGGTAAGTTTGTTGACGCAGCTATAGATGGAAACCTTGGGTCTATGGCTGTTGCTGCCTTTGGTGATGATTTTACTAAAGCTGCACTGGATAAAATTGATCCAGACGATAAGTTTTTCAGTGGGCTAAACATAAACAAAAGTGATCTAACGAAGGGTCTTGTTAAGACTCAGATGGAATTAGCTAAAGGCACTGACTTTGAAGACGCCCTGCTGAGAGGCGTGGGCGAGTACATTATGGAAGGCGGTGCGCTCGGGCCAAACAACATCAAGACACCTGAGTTCATAAAAGCTATAGGGGATGTCCTTCAAGATGCTGGGCGTATGATTGACGACACGTTCCTACAGCCTATAAAAGAAATCGCCGAGCCAGTAATAGACGTTGCGAAAGATGTTGGCAGAGCAGTAGATAAAGAAGTCCTTCAACCCGCAAAAGAAGTTGTGCAGGAAGTGACTGAGCCAGTAACTAAACCGCTCGTTAAAGGGGCGAAAGCAGTGGGGGAAACAGTAGGAGATGTGGCGGGTGTAGTAGAAGACGTTATAGAGGCGCTACCTAACCCAAATCTACCTGTGGACTTACCTAAAGTGGGTACCCCTCCGTTCTTTCCGGTAACGCCGACACCTACACCTACACCTACACCTACACCTACACCTACGTATGCCTATACCCCCGGCATAATCGAAGAACGTGGGGCTGAGTTGTTTGACCTTGGCGGGGGGCAAGAAAGAAAAGTAGACCCAGTAGAGGCTTACTTAGCTAGTTTAGCTGCTGGGGGCATGGCAAATGGTGGTGCAGTCAGAAGTTCTTATGGTAATCTTGACGAGCTACTACGTATAGTTGAGGGCAAGCGATGAGCTTTTTAGACCGTATTTTGCAGACAGATAAGACTAAGTACAGTAATGACTATAGTTTTGATCCTAAAGATTACCGCACAGACCCAACAACCTACGATCTTACTTCGGACGATTTTGACGCGGACGCCTTTATGGACTCGCTTAACCTTGATGTGTACAGTGACCCTAAGTTAGACGGTAGCGGCTTCAACATAGACTTTCTTAATAAGTTGAAGGAAGGAGACTTATCTGACTACTCTGATACTTCTGCCGCCGCCCTTGGCGGCATTTTTACTAGCGCAGACAGTAGCTCAGATAATTTTTTAAGATCAATTATAGGCAAAACCCTATCCGACAAAGTTCTTGGTAGTTCTAGTGGTAAATCTGGCGGGGCTGGTGGGTTACTTGAGTTGCTAGGCCCATTGGCTTTAACCAGTTTCTTAAAAGACCGTGGTGCATTCAAGCCTGACATAGCACCTGTTGGCTACCAAGGCAGCATTCCCGAATACACTGCAATACGAGAACAAGTTACAGGTAGAGACGATACAGACCGTCGTCCCGGCAGTGGCGGTAGGCGCTATTTCTCTGACACCATGTATGCCAAGAAGCCTGAAGGCCAGCAGCCTATGTCTGTTGAAGAAGCTCAAGCTAAAGCCAAAGCACAAGCAGCAGGGTTTATGGGAGGTGGTCAAGTGCTTGAAGATGGCGGCTATCTACAAGGTGATTCGGACGGGCAAGCAGACCTAGTTCCCGGCGATATTGATGGCGTGCAAGAGGCGCGTTTGAGTCACGGTGAGTATGTGTTGCCTGCCGATTTAGTCGCTATACTAGGTAACGGTAACTCCGATGCAGGTGCCGCAGCACTGGACGATTTCATGTCCACAGTACGTAAGAAAGCCACAGGCACACCGAAACAACAGAAAAACATCGACGCAGATCAAGTGCTTGCGATGTTATCCAAGAGGATGTCGTAAGCTATGGTTGATACAGTAGTAGACCCCAACAGTCCCGTAGGACAATCATCTGGCAGCACGCAGGGATTGACCGAATTCGCTGGCCCGTATGTCGGTGAGATGCTTGGTAAGGCACGCGCACTTGCCGATAAGCCCTATGAAGCCTACGGTGGCCCACTTACTGCTGGCGCTAGCGGCCTACAAGATATGGCTTTTTCTGGCTACGCAGGGTTAGATCCCAACCAACAAACTGGCATAGCCTCTTTCGGTGGGGACATGACCGCTGGCGGTACGTTTGGTTTTGGTAGCGCAGCAGGACAAGGTTACGAAGCAGGGTATACACCCGGATCGTTTACAGGTGCCGCACCTATGATGGGCGATGTGCAGATTTCTCCGATAGAAATGCAAAGGCCAGATTCAAGGTTGATGGGCGGTATGGACTTTATGGAGCTTACTGCGCTGCCAGTAGAAGAGCGTCTCAGAATACGTCAAGAAGGTCTGGACGCTATTGAAAAAAAGCCTCTAGCACCTGTTAGAGACCATATGGCGCGTCTTACGCGTCTTAAGGATGCTATGCCGGCACCTCGATTTAGCGACCATAGGGCGCGTCTTCTTGAGGACACTAGACTCAAAGAACAACCTGTTTTTGGGCGGCAACAACCTCCGCAATCTCCGGTGGGGCAGTACATGAACCCCTACCTACAAGCTGCCTTAGAGCCGCAACTACGCGAAGCACGTCGCCAAGCGGATATTAGTCGTGTTGCTGACGCTGGCCGACTAACTCGTGCCGGTGCTTTTGGCGGTTCGCGCCAAGCTATTATGGAAGCAGAGGGCGGACGTAATCTGGGAACGCAGCTAGCTGATATTACTGGTAGAGGTTATTCCGAAGCATTTACACAAGCGCGAGATCAGTTCAACAAAGAACAAGAAATGCAGCGGTTAGCAGAAGATGCACGCCGTGGTCAGTTCAATGTAGAAGCTGGACGACTCTCTGAGTTCGATGAACGCCGTAGACTACAGGCAAACGAAGAAGCCCGACGTGAAGTAGAGCGACAAGAGCGAGAACGTGAGCAGTTTAATGAGCAGGAACGCCGCAGAATCGCAGCAGAAGAAGCTGACCGCCGCTACGGCCTAAGCGCACTACGTGATATGCGTGCTGCGGGACAAGAAGAACGAGGTATTGAGCAAGAAGGCATCACTGCTGACTACTTGCAGTATCAACAAGAACAACAGTATCCATACGAACAGCTACAGTTTATGCAGTCTATGCTACAAGGCTTACCGATCACTGCCACATCTCGGCAGTTTGTTGAACCCGGAGGGTTCCAAGAGCTATCCGGTGGCTTAGGCGGACTTCTTGCACTTCTTAGAGGAGGGCCACAGTATGCTTTCTAACCCCCTCAGTCAGATCGAACGTACGAAAGACGCCTACGCAGGTAACATGCAGGGGCTAGAAAAGCGTGCCAACATGACCAAAGAACTGGTCGATTTGCTTGCCATGCAGCAGCTCAAGAAAGATCTTGATGCGGTAAAACGCAACCAAGCTATGCAAGCGCAAGGCAACCCCGCGACGATCAAAGATCAAATGCAGCAGGGGTTAATGGGTGAGTACCGCCAACAAGCTGCCAAAGAGATGGGCGTAGGCCCAAGCGAAGCAGATACAGTAGCTCGTGCACAACAAGGTATGCCTCAAGGTATGCCCCAACAGCAAATGGCGCAGCGTCCACAGATGCCACAGGCTGGCGCACAACAAATGGCACAAGGCGTTATGAGCCAAGCACAGCCAGTCAAACTAGCTGGCGGCGGTATCGTTGCGTTTGATAAAGGGTCAGAAGATAAAGGGCCGGTAGAAGTACCTAAAGGGTTAAGCACAGACGAGTTAGCCAATTTCTTACGATCTACTACTCAAGGACGGGGACTCACTGCTATGGAGCAGGCTATGGAGTTTAAACGTCTTATGGGCGAAGAGGGCTTCGACCCGTTGGGTAGACCAATTATTGAAGAAGAACCAACTTCAATAGGTACGGTACGTAAAAGGGCAAGAGCCGCGAAAAAACCCGAACAAGGGGGATTAGCGAGTATAGCGCCTACTACTGCCCCAGCACAGGGTATGACTACTACTCGCCCAGCCGAACTAACAAATGAGCAGTACGCAGAGCAACAAAGAGAAAATAGAGCAGGGATTATTGGCGCAGCTAACCAACGTAAAAAAGACGAGTATGAATCCAGCCTACAGGGACAACTCGACGAACTAAAAACTAGCGGCGTAATGTCAGGTATATCTCCTTACACGTTAGACCAAAAACAACGAATCCAAGCGGAAGGCGAGCTAGAGCTAGATGCTGACAAGAGAGGACTCGCCGCAGTAGAACGCATAAGAGGTCTGTCGAAAATGGGCGATAATGAGCAGTTGCTCAAGGACATGCAGGCTCGCGTGCAAGCAACTTACGACGAAACTGCCCCGTCTCGTAGAGACAACCTTATAGATCTACTTACCGCTGGTGGTAGAGGCGGTATTACTGGTGTAGGCGTACGCGATAGACAACTACGTGACGCTGCGGCAGAACGTCGTAGACAGCTAGATCAAGATGTAATGGGTATTCAGGCAACTACTATAGAGCTTAACCGTAACTTCGGTGCCGATGCTGCGAAAGCATACGCCGATGCAGAAGCCAACGTGATTACACAGAAGCAAAACGCACGTAACTTCCTACAGAACGCTGAACAAGCAGAAGTGGCAAGTGTGATGGATAAAGCACGCTTGACAATGGAAGAGCAAAGGAACGTACGTCAGTTGTTTAGTGAACAAGAACGTAATCGACTGCTAGCAGAACAAATAACCGCTAACAATGCGCGATCAGTAGCTGGGGATGTCTCTACTGCACTAGCTAAGATACTAGAATTACGGCAAGACGTTTACGAATCAGTACGGTTGCAGAGTAGATATAGCGAACTTGACACGTTAGACCCATCAGATTCTGATGACGCACGTAAAATAAAACTATTAGAGGGCGAACTGGATGCCGAGGTAGCCGCACGAACGGCAGACCTAGATAAGTTCAAGGACGAACTAACTGTTCGGCAGCTTAGAGCGCAAGAAATACTAATGCCTTCTGAAGATTCTGAAGAAGTTTCACTATCCCCTGAATCCCAGAGTGCCGTGTCACGCACTAGGAACTAATTAAATGACAACAGTAGCGCAGGCTAGAAAAGCCATAGAGGTATTAGAAGCTCGCGGCGACATAGCCGGAGCCGCTGCTATCCGAAGGGATTTAAGTGCTGCTGGACTATCTGCTAGCACTACAGACTTTGAAGCGCAGGTCGCCGCAGAACGCCAGCAAAGGCGTGAGCAAGAAAAGCAGTTACGGCAAGAAAGCCTAGAACGTCGTACCGAACTGGCTGAACTCGAACGAGGATCACTTGCCAGAGGCATAGACATCGGTACGGATGTTGTGGCGCAAGCTACAGGCTCTGTTCTTGAAGGTGTTGGCGGAATACTTGGGCTAGAAGGGCTAGAACAGTACGGTGCTGAAGTTGCCCTTGAGAACGAAGCAGACGCGCAGCGCAAAGCACGGTTCCAAACCAGATTCGACGATATTGGCGGTATCGGAGACTTTGGGTCTTACCTCGGCGGTATAGCCGCAGAAAGCGCTCCACAGATGGGTGCAACCCTTGCCGGTGGTGCAACAGGCGCGAAAATTGGTGCGGCCCTTGGCCCAATAGGTGCCGGTGTAGGGGCATTAGTTGGTGGTGTTGCCGCTAGCTTACCGTTCTTCTATGGCATGAACCGCGAACGACAGAAAGAAGCCATAGACCAAGGATTAAGAACCGAAGTAGACGAAGGTGCAGCAGCGTTAACCGCTATCCCACAAGCCACACTTGATGCCATTCTTGGGCGTTTGTTCGTCGGTAAGCTCGGCCTTACTAACCGCGCAGTAGGTGGCGGTGGCATATTTACCCGTGGCGTTAAAGGAACTGCGGCTGGTGCCGTAATAGAAGCACCTACAGAACTGGGGCAGCAAGTCCTAGAACGTGCACAAGCTGGGCTACCTCTAACCAGTGAAGATGCTATTGCAGAATACCGTGAAGCAGCCATAGCCGGTGGTTTATTAGGTGGTTCTATACGAGGTACCGCTACTGTAGCTGGTGGTGACGTTGCCGCTAGAGAAGACGCACAGAAAGCGAAAGAAGAAAGAGACGCGGATGCTAGACGTGCCGAAATCGAAGCCACACTAGCCGAAGAAACTTCTGTTGAAACAGAAGCAGCAGAACAACAAGCAGAGATAGAACGCCGCATACGAGAAGGCGAACCCGAACTTGCCGCTATTACTAGACCCGCACCTCCTGCCGTAGAGGCCACGGCGGAAGAAGCAGTGGAGGAAGGCGCACCTCCTGTTGTAGACGACGAAGCAACGGACGCCGCCGACGTTGTGTCTGAAACCGTAATTGAGCGCGAGGGTCAGCCGACTGAGACAACCACGCAGACGCGGGCAGAGTTTGAAGCTGCCGTTGAAGAAGCCCAACAAGAGGCCGACGCCGCCCCAACCACTCTAACCGCAAAGTTCTTCGACGACATAGGGTTCGGTAAAACAGCGGAGATACGTAAAGAACTTACAGGCAAAGACCTTACAGACTCCGATACCCGGGACTCTCTAAGAAGAGCCGCTGCCAAGACTCGTAGCAAAAAGAAGCTAGAAATACAGGCTAATCTGGAAGAGGCATTCAAGAAACAAGAGGTAGTAGATGACCAGCAACGTAATATATCTGCCAGTACCGAAGGAGAATCTGTCGCAACAGGAAGTAGAACAGGCGATGAAGTTGATCCATCAAGCGTGGGAGTCCCTACAGGACGTGAAGGTGCCGTGGAATCTGGCCCATCTGTCGGAGGAGCAGTGGCAGATGCTGGAGGAGGCATTGGACGACCTGCTACTGGAGAAGGAAGAGAGTCAGATACACTAACTGAAGCTGAGACTCCAGCCCTTGAGTTTGCCGACAAAGGTAGAGAGCTTGCGGCTTTAATGGCGAAAGAAAGCAAAAGCCCAGAAGAAGAAACTAGGCTTACAGAACTTATAGCAGAAGCTAAAGACGCCCAGCTTAGGTTTGCTGATGCACGACCAGAAAGCGAAGACGGAACGCGAGAAGCAAGTGCTGAGTTTGAAAGCGAAATAGATGAAGACGCCGCAGCGTTTGGCGAAGCTATAGAAAATCTACAGCAGGCAAACGCAGTGTTAAAGGGAGGTGAACGCCCAGCCGCAAAGCCTGTGCAGATAGCCACGTCGGTAGCCGATCCCGACAACGTAAGGACGCAACAGATACGCCAGTTCCATGCGGACAGAGTGGCAGAAGCAAAAGAATTTGGTGAAAAGCTCCCTACACTAGCGCAGTCAAGGGACGAGTTTACGGTACAGGAAGGCTTAGACCCCAACGTACGTAGAGTAGAAGGTACACGTTACTCTGCGGTAGGTAACGCGGATTTTGCAATAAACGAAGACGTAGCCGCAGGTAGAACGACAGAGCAGGAGCATGTCGCTGAATCTGACAGACTGCTAAGGGAGACAAAGGGCGGCACTCTGATTGATGCCGTCAAGAACGTAGCACGCAATGCTAATAACCCGTTTGAACGATTGCTAGCGACTAATGTATCCAAGCTGATGCAGCGCATGATGGATATGGGTTACAAATTTGAATATGAGATAGAAGAACTATCTTTTAATAACATAAGGGGTGGCACACGGGGTTATATGGAACCCAAACGAGGCCCACTTCAAGTTGTTCTACGGCGTACAAAAGACCCTTTGGCCCTAAACAATGGGCTTACTCATAAAACATTACTTCACGAAGCTGTACATGCAGTTACAGCGCCTTTGCTGGCAAGCGGAAGCCAACGTTCTTTTCCCAAAGGCACCAAGCTAAAGAAAGACGTTAATGATCTGCGTGATCTGTTCAGCGGAGTCATACGTTATTTTAACAAACGTATAGCTGACGTTGGGGCAGGGGTAATGCCTGAAACGGATCTACTGGCAGTAGAGAGACGATTCTACTTCAGAGAAAGGAACACACTAGCTAACCCCGATGAAATTCTTGCGTGGACGCTCACAGACAGAGAAGTGCAAGAATTCATGGATACTGTTCCCTACGACACACGAACTGGGGATATAGGCACTGAAGGTAAA